AAGGTAATTGTGGCTCTCAAAGAGTTAGTTGAGATATTTAAATTAGAATTCGGGAGAACCCCATATCATCTGGTGGAATTAGCACCCTGGTGTCTAAGAAGATTATTAGCAAAAGGTTATATAGACTCTGACATTTTTTCTAAATCTCAGCATGGAGGAATTAGAGAGATCCATGTTTTAGAGGTTGCAGCTCGAGTAATACAGTTTTATGGAGAGATGATATCTTACCAACTGTGTTCATATTTCCCCTCTGAGACTACATGCAATCCTGACACAAAAAAGAATTTTGTTAGCAATCATTATAAAGAGACAAAAAATTTTAAAAATCCTGTTACATTTTGTAAATCAGCAGATGCCACTAAATGGTGCCAAAGACATCATGTACTCACATTTGTCCACATTGCTGCATATACTGTTCCAAAGCCTCTGCAAAATTTCATGCTATCAACTTTTTCTCTATGGCCTCACAAGAGACTCAATTTTCCTGTAGAATTAGCATCTAACTTCATAGCTAATCAAACAGTAAAATCTGATCCTTTTTATGAAAGACTAAGGAAAGAATTTTTTGATGGCTCAGGGTCCATATGCGGGAGAATGAATAACAAAATTAGTGTGATATTTGGGATGTGGCAAGGAATTTGGCATAGATGGAGTTCTTTAAAACAGGGTTGCAATATGGAAGTACACATGGACTTAGCTTCTGCTTATTTGTCAGAAAGACATATAAGGCATAAGATGTCTATCATATACGGAAGTGATGACTCTGGTGCTCTCTTAACATTAGAAGGAGGTTATTCAATGAAAACAGTGACATTAGCTCACAGACTTCTCTTTTGGAAAGAAAAAATGTCAGAATATGCAAGCATAAATAATAGTGATGCTAAGACCACTATCTCTGCTTGTGAGGTGTTTGAGTACAATTCTGAATGGTATGTGTCAGGGAAACCCATAAAACCTACGTTTCGATGGATATCATCTGCTTTAGCAATGACTACAACACATAGATTCATAGACAGATTTAGAACTCAATACAATGCAGTGAAAGATTGCATTGAGGGAGGTTGCTCAACACTAACTGCATCTGTTGTTCAGATCTGCCAATCCTGGCTACATTATATGATGATGGGATTTTCCACATCTGAGCTGGGTCCGAAAGTAAGTAAATTATTAAAAAAGGTACAAGATCCCGCATTAGGTTATTTCTTATTTGATG